CCGAGCCCGAGGCACTTGTCGGTCCCGGGGCAGCCGATCGCCGTGCATTCGCCGGGCGCGACGAAGCCGCAGCCGGGCTTGCGGCAGTCGGGGCACGGGATCGGCGTCGCGTGCTGCCACGGGTGGCCGCCCTTGCGGGAGGTCTCGATCAGCGGACCGCCATCCTGGAACGAGTTGCAGCCGAACTCCGGCTCGGTCAGGACGCCCTTGAGCGGTCCCAGGCACTTGCCGCGGCCGTCGGGGTCGAACCAGGTGACGACGATCTCGCCGCCGTCGTAGCCGGTCTCTCGGCGCACCAGCCAGAGCGCGCAGTGGTCGCAGGTCGACATGGAATGTTTGCCCTCGCGTGGAAAAGAATATCGGGGGGCATTCTAATAGCAGCGCCAGCCCTCGCGCACGAGTTTCGCGTGGAGCTCGTCCTCCCGCTCCTTGATGTCCACACGTTTCTCGAAGGGGACGCAGGGCTTCCCGACGCAGCCGAGGCAGATCAGCTTCATGCAGCCGCGGCAGATCTCGACGAACTCCATCATCCGCCGCATCGACGGAAACTCGGTCATGTGCTGGCAGTGCGAGCAGGTCGAGGAGTGGATCTCGCGAACCCGGCCGGACTGGCCGGGCTCGTCGAAGTATTGGGAGACCGCTCCCGGCTTCAGCCTTACGAGCCGAGGCAAGCGATCACCGCTCGATGATGCTCAACGTCCCGACCGCGGAGCCGGTGAAGTTCGAGGACAGCACCCGGAGCGCGAGGCCCTGCGAGGCGCCGGAGGCGACGATGATGTTGTCGCCGTCGTCGAGCGCGCGCCAGCGGTAGCTTCCGCGCTGGTTGATCGCCCAGTTCTTCAGGTTGAGGCCGAGGCCGACGGTCGTGATGTTCGGCGGCTCGGTGGTCACGGTGTTGTAGAACAGCGTCGTCGCGGCGATGTCGGCGGGGTCCAGAAGGTTCATCGCCACCGCGGTCGCGGCCATCGTGTTGGTGCTGGCGATCCGGGAAAGGTCCCACTGGCATTGGCAGTCGGTCGAGGCCAGCGCCGCGGTCTGGCCGAACTCGGCCTCGTAGACCATCGCGCGGCGGCCCGCCGCGGCGAGGACGCCCGCGCTCTTGTAGGTGCCCGCGACCGTGCCAACCAAAAGCGGACCGGAAAAATTCGACATGAAGCTCTCCCCAGGATCGCGAAGGCCGATTCGATGGCTGAGTCTTTAACATCAAAGCCGCGACCTGTCACGCCGCCGCGTCAGCACGTCCCCTGGACGGGCGACTCGCGCAGCCCCTCGGCGGCGACTTCCGCGACCTTGACGATCTCGGCGACGCGCTCCGCCGGCAGCGCGCCGCGCTTCATCGCGTCGATCTCCTCCTCGCTCACGCCGAGGAATCCGGGGGCGTAGGCGCACCGGAACCGCAGCAGGTTCATGTGGAGGACGGAGGTCACGTCAGCCCCGGGACGACGGGCTTCCAGACGCAGCGGCAGTTGATCAGCTCGCCGGGCAGGATGCGCTTGCGGACGCGCGGGTCGGGGTCGAACCAGCCCTCCTTGAGGTCGAACTTCTTGCCGTGGTTGGCGAGGTGGGTCGGCCGCGGCTCCTTGCCGGCGTGCGAGTGCAGCCACACGCCCTTCTCGAGCCCGAGGTCGACCTGGCGGACCCGCATCAGCGCGCTCGTGGCCTTGTTGTTCTGGTCGCGGGCGATCAGCGCCGCGCGCCGGTAGCTCACGCCGTAGTTCTTGCGAAGGTCCTTCGACAGCGTCGCGAGGTCGCGGCCGGCCTTGACGCTCTGCATCACCGACGTCTGGACGTCGCCGAGGTACTTCTCCGGGATCGAGCGGATCAGCGAGACGTTCTCCGCGACCGTCGCGTCGACCACGTCGCGCATGCCCTTGGTCATCCGGAACGGGACCGTGAAGCCGGCCTGCTTGAGCATCCGCAGCAGCGTCGCGTCGGCTCCTCCTCGCGCGCGCCTCGCGAACAGCGCCGCGATCTCCGGCGCAGCCTCGTTGAACCGCCGCCGCCATTGCCGCGACAGCCTTCGCATCTCGCGGTCGAGGTCGGAGGCCGGCGAGTCCATCGCGATCGGCGGGTTGTCCCGGTAGGCGGCCTCGATCCAGTGCTCGACCGAGCGCCGCATCTCCTCCAGCAGGAGGCGGAGCCGCTTGCGGTACGCCGCCTCGATCCCGGCGTTCGGGCGAATCGCGCGCGCGGCCGACTTGGCGATCATTTCAAGTCCGCGAAGTCCTCGGGCTGCTCCTCCGCGAGCGGGTCCGGCTCGAAGAACCTGCACCAGCCGTCCGCGAAGATCGTGCCGAGCGGGCCGCCGCGGAACGACGTGACCTTCGTGCAGAAGCCGCCGGGGTCCGTGGGGAAGCCCGCGACGAACATCGAGCACTTGTCGCACCTCTCCTCGCCGCGCGGCTCGTTCTGGTAGCGCGCCTCGGCCTTGCTCGCGGATCCGCTCGCCTGCGCCGCGGCCTGCGCGTCGAACTGCGCGGCCTCCTCCGGCGTCAGGAGCATCTGCGTGGCGTCGATTCGCTCGACCATCGTCACATCTCTTTGCAATAAACCTGCAGCACGCCGCCCTTGTTCTCGACCTTCTCAATATAGAGCTTCAGGTTGCTCTTAAACAGCGTCTCGTCCTCGCCCTTGTGGGACGAGATCGGGTCGACGTATGCGCCGCCCTTGCCGCTGGTCGTGATGTGCAGCTTGGTGTTGCCGCCCCATCCGCTCGAGCTGCTGCTCGCGAAGTTGCGGTGCGTCCAGATCACGCCGGGCTTGAGCTTCCCCTGCGTCGCCGCGTCGAGCGAGAGTCCGCGCTTCGTCGGCTTGGTCTGCTTCGGCAGCTTGTCGATCGCGGCGTTGAGGACCTTCTCGAACATGAACTGCGCCGGCGTCATCGCGTCGTCGCGGATCGCCGTGTTGATCCAGCCGGACTGCGGCCCGGTGTACGCCTTGATGCAGCCCATCTCGAAGCCGGAGAGCTTCTCGAAGCCGTGGCCGGGGTTCTTCGCCGCCGCGTATTGCGCCTCCGCCGTCCACGACTTGAACTTGTCGAGCGCGTTCTTCGTGCCGCCGAAGTGGTCGACGAACGCGTCGAAGGCTTCCAGCTCGGCCGGCTCGGTGATGCCGAGCTCCTTCGTGACCTCGGCGTGCTGCGCCTTGAGCTTCTCCTTCTCCGCCGCGGCCTTCTTCGCCTGCTCGGCCGCCGCCTCCTTCTGCTTCGCCGCCTGCTTCTTTTGCAGCTCGGTCTGGTTCTGCTGCACGTAAGCCTTCAGCGCCGCGACCTTCGCCCCGAGCGTCTTGAAGTCGTTGACCTTCTGCGCCAGCGCGCCGGCGTCGGTCAGCGTCTTGCCCTCGTACTTGGCGTTGAACTCGTTGACGAGCTTGTTCACCTCCGGGACCACGGTCATCGCCCCGTTCATCTGCTGCAGCTCGTTGAAGCCCGGCACGTACGCGGACTGGAGCTGCACCGACTTCTTCGCCTTCTCCAGCTCCTGCGCCGTCGGGGCCGGGAAGCTGCTCGGCTTGACCTCCTCCGCCGCCTTCGCCGCGGCCTTCGGGGTCGGAGCCTTCGCCGCCGCCGCGACCGCCTTCTCGGCGGGTGCGAGGAGCGGCGCCGCCGGCGAGCCGCCGAGGTATCCCAACTCGGCCGCCTTCTTGAACGCCTTCGCCGCGGCCGCGCCCTCGCCTTGCTGCGCCGCCTTGTTGCCGGCCAGGAAGAACGCCTCGCCGAGCTTGTCCTTCAGCTTCTCGGCCATCTCGGGCATGCCGTGCTTCGCGGCGTTCTTCATCATGAAGCCGAGCATCGTGCGGTAGGTCGAGCCCGCGTTGGTCGGCTTCCCGAGGACGTGCCCGACGTTGTGGCCGAACTCCTCGGCCGATCCCGGCGCACCGACGCCGACCTTCCACAGGCCGCCGAACGCGGTCTTCTTGCCGCCGCTAGAGGTCGCCGCCGGAGCTTTCGTTTCCAGCGATGGCGTAAGATCGGGCGGGGTCGTTTCGACCATGTCCCACACGTCCTGCATCTCCATTCCCATCTCGCTCGCCAAAGTCGTCGCTTCGGCGTTCGTCAGCGGTACCCCGCCGCCGTGGACGAACTGCATCGCCTTGCCGAGCAGCGGGAGATCCTCGATCTGCTTCGCGGAGAGGGAGCCCTCCTCCTCATCATCAGGCTCCTCCGCGAGCGATTCCCCGCCGATGCCGTGTTCCTCGGCCAGGTTCTGCATCGCCTTGGCGAGCGAGCCGCCGTGCGCCTTCTTCAGCTCGTGCGCCTCGACCGGCGACAGCGCCGCCTCCAGATCTTCCTCGCCGACGTTGTTCTTCAGCGCGGCGACCGCCTTCTTCTCGGCGCTCTCGAACGAGCCGCCCTCGCCGTGCTTGCCGACGATCTTCTTCAGCTCCTTCGCGAACTCCTTCGGCCCGCCGCCGCCTCCCGCGGTCGTGGCGAACTTGCCCTCCGCGTCGCGCGGGTGCTTGCTCTCCTCGAAGTTCGCCTCGTCGTGCGCCAGCACCGCCTGGTCGCGCTTGCGGTTGAGGAAGCCCGCCGCCTTGCTCTCCGGGACCAGCACGACGCCCTCGCTCTCGTCGTCGTGCTGCGACGGGTCGCCGCCCTCGCGCTCGGCGTGGTAGTAGCGCGTCGTCGAGGCGTCGCCCTCGTGGTCGCCGGCGAACCCGGTGATCTTCACCTTGAGCCCGCTCTCCTCCCAGGTTTCCTTGATCGCGTTGGCCTGCAGCGACAGCCCCTTCTCGAGCCCGCCCTTCGGGAACGTCCCCTCGTAGCCGCCGTAGCCGTTGCGCGGCTGGATCAGCCACACCCGCCCGTCGGCCTCGCGCACGATCACGCCGGTCGAGGCGCGCTTGCCCGGCGTCACGAAGAACTCGGGCTCGTCGATCTCGGCCTGGCCGTCGACCGCGGCCCAGTCGGCCGGCGGCCGCCACGGCTTGAACGCCACGCCGTTCAGCTTCTTGATCGGCATCTTGCCGCCGGCGGGGACGACCATCGTGCCGTCCGGGCTCTCCGGGTCGCCGTCCTCGCCGAACGTCTTCATCCGCTCCGCGATGTCGTCGCGCCGCTTGATCAGCTTCTCGGCCAGCGCCGCGTCGCCGCCGTTCTTCTCGACCGCGTCCTTGATCTTCTGGTCGCCGATCGCCGCGACGTACCGCGCCGATTCGCGCATCTGCGCCGGCGTCATGTCGCCGAACATCTTCGCCGCGTCGTGGTTGCTGCCGTCGCGCAGCGTGTCGAGCTCGCCGACCTTCGTGCCGAACGCCTTGCCCTTCGGAGCGCCCTGCGCCCGGAACTCCAGCGCGCCGCCGAGGTCCAGCGCCGTCGGCACGCCGCGCACGGTGCCGAGGTTGTCGCCGCCGGTGCCGACCGCGTCCCAGTTGGCGAGCCACGCGTGGACCGCGAAGTCGCGCGCCGCCTCGGCCCGCTCGGCCTTCGACAGCTTCGCCGCGTTGTCCTTGTCGAGCTTCGCCATCTCGGTCGCGACGTGCTCGCCGCCCTCGACCGGCCGGTACTTCAGCGTCGGCGTGCCGGCCAGGTCGTAGAGCGCCGCGGCGACCATCTCGTTGCGGACGTGGGCCTTCGACTTGCCCCGCTTGACGTAGAACTTCTCGCCGCCCTCGCCCTCGAACACGCCGCCCGGGTTCGAGCCCATCTGGGCGCCGACCTTCTTCATCTTCGAGACGTCGATCGGCTCCCCGACGTTGGTCTTCTTCGCGCCGAACCCGGTGAACCAGGACGACGACGACGAGCCGCCGCCGGGCGCGGTGAACTTGCCGTGCTGGAGGCCGAACTGCGGCGCGTGCGGAACGCCCTTGCCGCCGCCGGAGCCGCTCGTGAACTTGCCGCCGTCGTCCCGGGGATGCTTCGATTCCTCGAAGCCCGCCTCGTCAGCGCCGCCGCCGAAAGGGACCACGGCGTCGTTAGCCCCGCCTCCCTCGCTGACTTCGCCGGTCGGGTCGCCCTGCGCGATCGGCTGCGGCCGCCCGCCTTCGGGCTGCAGGCCCTGCGCCTCCTCCTCCAGGAGGTCGGGCACGTCGTTGGGGTCGAGGTTGTCGAAGCCGGAGTCCGGATCGGCCGCGACCTTGGCGCGGACCTCCTCCGAGCTAACGACGCCGGTGTCGATCCGGATCTGGTCGGTCTCCGCGTCGGCCTTGCGAAGCTCGCCCTTCTCCTTCTCGCTCAGCGCCCACAGCGGCTCGAAGTCGTAGACGATCTCCTCGTCGCGCGCGCCCCACAGCGAGATCATCGCGAAGTCGAGCGTCGTGTTGAGCTTCGGGCGGAAGAACGCGTTCTGGAACGCCTCGATGGTGTCGTAGAACGCCCTGATCTCGCCCTCGCTCGACGCGTTGAGCCCCTGCGGCTGCATCCCGGTGAACTTCACCGCCGGGATGCGGGCGACGCTCATCATGTGCTCCTGCGCCTGGGCCTGGAGCTCGTGCAAGCCCGAGAGCGGCGCGCTGACGTTCTTGAACTCCTCGGTCTCCTTGTTGAGGACGAACGTCCCCTGGTTGTCGCGCAGCGCGTTGAACAGGTTGACGCGCGCCAGCAGCGAGGTCGCGATGCCCGGCTGCAGGATGCTCTCCAGGTCGGTCATCAGCACCATGACCGAGAACGCGTGGATCAGTTGCCCGACGCTCGCCCGCGTCGTCAGCCAGATGTCGACGTAGGGCTTGGCGAGCTGCGTCAGCGAGAGCCCGCCGAACGAGTACGCCGGCTTGAGGATGTCCGGCACCTCGCGGCTCACGAACCGCGGGATGCGGCTCGCGTGGATCTCGCGCCCGAGCACGTACCAGACCTGCGGGTTGTACCAGTCGGGCGCCAGCGGGTTGCTCGCGTTGTAGGTCGTCGGGTAGGTCCAGACCGGCTCGATCACGCTCAGCCGCTTCAGCGATCCCGTCGTGACCTTCGCCTTGGTCAGCTCGTCGCGACCGTTGCCGATCGGCGTCTTGAGCTCGTCATCGCCGAGATCGGTGCCGAAGTCGTAGTAGAGGTGGCTCCGCCCGAACAGCCCGTCGTGCAGCGCGATCTTGGCGTAGTGGTCGCGGACCTGGAGCTGGTTGAGGTAGCCCTCCAGATCCTTGATCTTGTCGTTCTTGTCGTCGGCCTCGGCCTGCTCGTCCTGCGCCTGCTCCGGGGTCGCGCCCTTCTCCTCGGCCTCCTCCTCGGCCTTCGAGCCCTTCAGCTTGATCCACTTCCGGGTCGCCTCCGTCGCGATGGTCTCCGCGAAGGTCCGGTACTCCGGGCGCTGCGCCAGCTCCGAGAGGTACGGGTAGCCGAGGAACATCAGCCCCTCTTGCGCCGCGCCGAGCACCGCGCCGGAGGCCGCCCAGGCGTTCGACGCCCAGTTGGTCGCGTCGTCCATCGCGAGCCGCATCCCCTTGGCCTTCGGGACGGCGGGCGGCGGGAACAGGTCCGGGCGGATGGCGAACGGGTTGAGGTGCGCCTGCTTCTCGCGGGCCGACGAGGCCGCCGCGCGGGACGCCTCGATCATCTCGTGCATGGCGGCGACCGAGCGGCGCTCCGCCTCGCGCATCTCCGGAGTCGGCTTGGGCTTGAGCGGCGGCGTCGCCGGCGCCTTCGGTTTCTTGCGGCCGGCTCCCGGACGCGCCCCGCCCCATCCCATCGGCTCAGCCTCCGAAGAACACGTTCAGCGCGACCAGCGCGACGAACAGCAGCGCCGCGCGGACGATCTCCCGCCTCATAGATCCTCCTCCAGGCATTTCAGCCGCGGCAGCGTGATGCCCTGGCGCTCGACGGTCGTGCGGCCGCCCTGAGTGTGCGCCGCCACGACCGGCGGCGGCGAGGGACGCTCTCGCCGGCGGGCCGCGGCGCTGAGCACGTCCCGGGTCTTCTGCGACACCCGGCCCGGGTGGCCGCGCCTGCGCGCGAGCTGCCCCGGGTAGGAGTTCGAGCAGCCGAACTGCTCGCAGATCGCGGCGGTCTTCATGCCGCGGACGTAGGCGCGGACGATCTCGTCCTGCTGCTGGAGCGTGAACTGGCTCGTCCTGCCGCTCTTGGCGCTGCCCACGGCCCGCTCCGGTTTCAACTTGAAAGGAAAGGAATCAACTTGATTGCGGCGACCGTCGCACGGCGCGAGAGCGCCGGTCAAGCGAGCGGCGAACGAGCTTGCCCATCACCGCATCCTCCTGCGCCCGCCCGACACCGCCGCCAGGATCTCCGGCGTGATCCGCAGCGGGCCGCGCTCCATCCGCGCCTTCCGGATCACGACGCCGTCGGCGAGGTTCGGGCTCTTCATGCCGTCGGGCTGCTTGTCGATCACCATCTTGCCCTGGCCGTTGAACGCCATCGTCGCCTGGCTCAGCTCGCTGACCAGCTTCGAGCGCAGCGGCATCGCCGGGTCGATCGAGATGATCTCGTCGGGGCTCGACGCCTTGCCGGTCGTCACCCATCGGTGCGTGTTGCGGAACAGCCGGCGCAGCTCCCACCACGCCTGCGCCTTGCGGTTGGCGAAGAAGTCCTTGTTGGTCCGCCCCTTCTCGCCCTCGCGCCCGAGCGTGCCCTCGACCGCGGCGTCCGGATCGAACGGGGCCTCGGAGCCGCGGAAGCCGACCACGGGCAGCTCGCGCGCCCGCGCGCTGCGGCGCTGCTCGTTCAGCACCCGCGCGTCGCCGCGGACGCCCGCCCCGAGGCCGTCGGCGTCGTAGCGCAGCCCCGGGTAGCCGTGCTCGTCGCAGATCGCGAACGCCTTGGCGACCGTGCCGAAGATGTCGCCGCCCTTGCCCGACCACTGCTCGGCGAAGTCGATCTCGATGCCGGTGCAGCCGACCGCCGCGTTCTGGTCGACGCCCTCGTCGGCGACGTCGAGCGCCAGCAGCTTGCGCCCGCCCTTCGGCAGGCCGAGCCGCTCGCGGGCGCCGATCGCCGCGCGCACCCACTCGCCGGGGATCACGATGCCGGAGACCGAGGCCGAGTAGTCGCGGTCGACCTCCTGGGCGATCGTGACCGGGTCGAGCCCGCGGCCGCCCTCGTCCTCGCCCTTCGAGAGCGCGTCGTACCACGCCTGATCCTTCCGCGGGTCGTCGCGCCAGTCGAACACGAAGACGTCGACCTTGCCCTCGTGGCGCTTCCTCGCGAACGGGTTGTTCATCCCGTTCACCGAGCTCATGTCGATCCGGCAGTTGGTCGTCTGCGACAGCGACATCTCGACGAGGTCGGGCCGCTCGAGGTGGGCGCTCTCGTCGACGAAGTAGATCGAGGCGCGGTCGCCGCGGCCGATCTGGTCGCCGGCCTCGCCCATGATCAGCGAGCCGGTCGAGGGGAAGTTGATCCGCATGAACGGCGCGTCCCGCCACGACTGCCAGCCGCCGCGAAACTCGACGGGGAGGTGCTCCATGAACATCCGCGCCTTCGGCAGGATCGGCTTCAAGGTGCCCAGGCGGTCGACGTACTCCTCCTTGCGCGAGCCGAAGCCGATCGCGAGCCCCTCGTTGAAGATGCAGAGCGAGCAGGCCGTGCACGCCGCGAGCCACGTCGCGCCGACGTCGCGCGACTTCTCGACCAGGCCGGGCGTCTGGCCGTGCCAGTGCCGGATCAGCCACTCGACCCACTCGCGCTGCTTCGGGAACAGCACGAACGGCACGACGGCGGGGAGGTCGCGCTCCGGGTTTCTCGGGTCGAACGTCACGCCCCAGTCGGCGATGAAGTCCGCGATGTTGTCGCGGTACTTCTCCTTGAGCACCGGGACGCTGACCTCGGGGTTCTCGCGGATGCGGTGCAGGTTGGCCATCCGCTCGGCGAAGATCGCGGCGTAGTCTGGGTGCTTCCAGTCCATCAGCCGGCCTCGTAGCGCCCCTTCGTCGCCGCGCAATGGCGGCAGCGATAGACCGGGCCGCCCAGCTTGATCGGCTCGCGGCCGCGCGTCCAGCTATGCCAGCCGATCACGCAGAGCAGGGGCACCGGCTTGACCGTCGTCATGGGGTTGCCCGACCTGATCAGCGTCGCGACCTCGCCGAAGAGTTTGAACGGGTCGTCCTCGCGGGCCTCGGCGATCTTGGCGCACCGCTCGCGCTCCGCGGCGACGGCGGCTTTGACCCCGAACTTATCGTCTGCCATGCAGCCTCGCCCGGTTTTCGTAGCACGGGAATTGCGCGCAATACTTCGGCGGCGCGCTCGCCCAGCCGTGGTGCTGCTTCGGCGTCCACCAGATCGCCGGGACGGCGAGAAGCAGCACCGCTACGAACGAGCGCATTTTATTGGCCTACTTTGCGTTTGCAGTGGAGTTCTTTTCGGCAATCGCCGCAGCAGCTAATTCGATATTCCGCGCCGTCATACTGATCTGGCCCCCGAGGGTGCCATTCCCGGTCATGCTCAGCGCCTCCGCGATCCGTTTTAGGAACGCGGTTTGATTGCTGATTATGTCGAGGTCTGCGGCGATCTGCATGGGGGGGCTACTCCTTCAACTGATCTTTGATCCACAACACGATCTTGACTAGCTCGGCGTCCGACACTTTCCCGAACAGCAAAACGAAGCCGAGATTATCGAGAAGCTTTGAAGCTTTTTGAACGCGGGTCATCTGATCGGCCTCAGTTGCGAACCGGCTGCATGACGTAGCGGAAGCCTGTCGTTTCAGGGTGCGGCTCAAGATATTCGCACTGATTCAAAGCTTGGTCGTGCGTGAGATTGTCGGCAACGACGCGCATGGTCGCCGTCTCAACGATCTGCCAATGGTGCGGGAGATTTGGGTCCATCGTAGCGGCTTACTTTGCGTTTCGGATTTTGTCTGCGATGACGATACCCGCATGGCGATAATAGCCGTGCCAGCGTTCGTCACGATATTCGTCCTCCGCAATCTTAGCGCACCGCTCCCGCTCGGCGGCGACGGCTTGAGCCACAGCTAGGGCTTCTAATTCAGCAGCGGTTCTCATGTGGGCGGCCTACTTTGACTCGATGAGGGGCGAGTTTGCGACACGTTCTCGCAATTCGTCCAATTGCCTCCAAAGCAAAAGCAGATATGAGCGCGAAATTGTAACGAGTTCGTCGTCTTTGTTCTTCGCCATTGGCGCGTCTATCTCGGTAGAGATGGGCATTTCAGCGACCTCACTTGATAAGAATTGCAACCGCTATGGCGAATAAGCCAGCTACGACAAACCATTCTGCTGCGGCGCTTTGCATCGCGGCCTCCCCTAGTTCAGCTCCTCGCCGTCGTCTTCACCAACCGCACGTAGGCCGCCGCGACGACGCGCGGGTCCTTCATGTTGAGCACCTTGCCCTCGACCACCTTCGGCTCCGGCACCGGCGAGCCGGGCATCGACACCACGACCGCGCGGAGCTGCGGGCTCTGGTACTTCGCCAGCTCCTTCGCCACCCACGCCGTGCGGTCGAACCACTCGCCGAAGAGCGACCAGTCGCCGCCTTGGCCCGCCTCGTTCGGCTTGTGCAGCGATGCCGCGCCCTCGGCGATCCTCATCAGCCGGTCGAGCACGTCTTTCGCCAGCTCGCGCCCGCTGATCCGCGCCGAGTCGATCTCGCGCGCCGTGGCAAGCTCAAGCTCCACCGTGCGCTTGTTCTTGCCGCCGCGTTTGCGGCCTGCACCCTCTCGCCTACCGCCGACCGGCATCGCCATCGTTTCCCTGATTGTTTTTCGCGCGACCGGACGATTCCGGCTCCCACCGTCCCACGTCCTTGATCGTGAGGTTCATCCGCTCGTCGGGATGCTCGCTCGGTTCTGGCTCGCGGATGCCTTCGACGGGCGCTCCAATCTTTCGGGTCTTGCCGCTCACGACTTCGTCGACGAACTTGCGGCGGGCGATGTCGAGTTCTCCGGTCATTTCGCCTTGCTCCTGTGCTTGGCCACCGCTTCCGCCATCTCGGTCGCCCGCGTCTCGAAGCTCGAGCGCACCAGCGCGATCGCTTGCTCCGGCTCGACGTCGAACTTCTCGATCAGCAGGTCGATCATGGCGACGCCGCACACGCCGGTGAGGCTGGCGGCCAACATCTCGGCGTTCTCGAACTGCTGGGACCGGAA